CTACGACTTGTTCACTGGTGCAAATCAGCACGTCGCCGTCCTTTAACGTATCGTCGCATTGGCACGCGTCGTACGCCTCATCAGTGTGGTAGAAGACGTGTGTTCTCATTGGGCTTCTCCTTGGTTTGCTCATCAGTGCGCCGGGAACCACCCGTACGCAGACCCGGAGTGTTCCGGGTTTCGCCTTTTTGTGGGTCTTCGGATCCTCAGAACCGGAACGACAAAGCTCCGAAGCTCGCATCCTGTCCGTCGCGTACGGCGACGATCGCTTGGGTAGCTTCGCGCCACACCGCTTCGGTGTCTTCGACATCGTTCGCGACTATCGCTGCCTCGGCGCGGATAAGCGCCTCGGCGATCGCTGATGTTGGCTCGGTCCTAAGAAGAAGCGTGCCTTGTTGGTCGTGGACGATTCGCATCGTACGTCTCCTTGTTGGCTTGTGGGTCCTCTACTGGTCGAGGCTTGCGATCGCCTCTTTGGTCTCTTCGGCTTCGTACTCGCGCAGCTCTTCGTACTGCTCGCGGAAATCCGAAGGGATAGTCGTCATCAGGACGTCCTTGACATCGCGGTCAGATGCCCATTCGTACGCTGCTTCGGTGGCGAACGCTACGAGGTCGGGTTCGTCTCGCTCGGCCTGTTCCCATGCTTCTTCGCGCATCTTCTGCCATGCGCACCACAGCAAACCCATCGCGGCTTCCTTGTCGTCACCTGACAAACCCATGGCGCGTTCGGCTAGTGCGTCTCGGCTTCGACATTGTTGGTCGGTTAGCATCGTACGTCTCCTTGTTGGCTGGCTCATCAGCGGTGCGGAACCACCGCACCGGACCCGGCTTGTGCCGGGTTTCGCCTCAGTCGATCGGCTCGTCGCCGGGGTCGCGGCTGGTGCCGACGATCGCGATGGTCTCGGCGACCGAGAGCCACGAGATCGCGGCGTCTTCGCCGTCGAGCAGCCGTTCGATCGTGTCTTCGTCGCCTTCGTACTGCCAGCACAGGTCCGTCCGCCAGAAGCGCTCTGGCCCGTCCGCGTTTCCGTCCGATGCCCATGCGAAGCCGCCGTGCTCCTCGTCGTTGTCGTCCTCGTCGAGTGCGGCGACCAGCGCGTCCAGCGAGTCAAAACCCAGAAACACGACGCCGGTCTGGTCGTCTTTTTTGTCCTGTGGCACGAGGCAGAGCCAGTCGCGGTCGGCGTCGTCGACGCGGAAAAACAGCGGCGCGGCGTCTGGGTTGTGCTGGGGGTGGACGTGTGGGATCTTGGTCTGCATCGTGTGTCTCCTTGTTTTGCGTTCCCATCGTAACACAGACACGCGCTCCTGTCAAACAGTTGCGTGCAACGAGGCGCACGAGAGGCGTCTGGCATGTCGTCGTTGCAACACATGGTTGTCACGACAATAGCTCTCCCTTGGCTCCCCGTTAGCGGGAGGGCATGTCCGAAGGTATCAGTACCGGAGCGCAGTTGCGTGCAACGGAGACCCCAAGGAGGCGCAGGAGCGATGTGTTGTCATGACAACAGCCCGCTTTTGCTCGTTTTGGCCCTCGGCCAGCTGGTCCGCTACCCGCAGGGTGGTCCGTGGGGTGGTCCGTGGGGTGGTCCGTTGTGGTACTCGGATACCTCACTGGTCCATGCTGCGCGGATCAAGACCGGTCGGCGTGGCTATGGTTGTCGTGACAGCAATACGCGCTGGTGTCTCGACCCCCGTGTTCCACACGGACCAAGAGGCAGGACGGACCGGGTAGCGGACCGGCCAGAGGTCCCGTCCCGCTTCAAGATGGTCCACTGGTCCGTGTGGTCCGTGTTTTTGTCTCAGTGAGAGAGAGAGAAGAAAAAAGGAGGGTTGGTCTCTTTTTTCTTTTTCGACGAGTCGCAGCGAGCACGGACCACACGGACCAGTGGACCTTGCACGCAACTCGCCATTCGCCGCTACCCGCTCAGAGGTGTCCCGTGGCGATCAGCCTCTCATCCTCGCTCGGTCCCACGTCGCAGCAGCACAAGCCGCAAGGAACACAGGCCAGCTTTTGCCGAGTTGCGCCGCACTTTTGCTCGGTTGCACCGCAACAGGAACACGGCTGCGCCGTCGCAGGGAACACCGCTTTTGCTCGTTTTGCGCAACTTTTGCTCGTTTTGCGCAACTTTTGCTCGTTTTGCGCAACTTTTGCTCGTTTGGCGCAACTTTTGCTCGTTTGGCGTCCCTGTTCCTCTGTTCCTCTGTTCCTCTGTTCCTCTGTTCCTCTGTTCCTCTGTTCCTCTGTTCCTCTGTTCCTCTGTTCCTCTGTTCCTCTGTTCCTCTGTTCCTCTGTTCCTCTGTTCCCTCGCAGCGGAACACGCGGCTACGCCGCCGCAGGGAACACCGAAGCGGAGCGATCGGCAGCGGCGTTGCGTTGTTCCGGGCGGAAGAGTATGGGTATGGCATGGAAGACTTTCGGGACGAAGACACCTCACATATAAGCGGAGGACCCACCCCTTGTACGACACCACTTCTCGTGATTAAATGTTGCAGAATTGTAACGGAGCAGCATCATGAGACTTATTCTGAATGATTGTGAAGGTTACGAACAAGAGGCATTACACGCTTCTCATTACGGAGTGGGTCTTTCGATTGGGAGGCATATAGGAATCAAGGGACCAAATGGATTCTATTTTTCTGTAACTAAAAACAAAAATTCCATTTCGGTTCGAAAGCTACCCGATATAATGGAGTAGATATGAGCGAAGTAGAGATATATCTCCCGGACACCCCCGCGAAGAACAAAAAAAGAAAGGTAGGTCCGGAACACCTCGCGGTGCAACTATACCACCATAATGGTAGTGTAAGTGCAGTAGCCCGACATTTCGGAATGTCACGGGGTTACGTCGCAAAGTTGATCGCCGAGAATGAAGAACTTTCGGCCATCGTGGAACAGTACCAAGAAGAATTGGTAGACGCGGCGGAGAAAAACGTATATGACGCTGTAATAGAAGGGGATATGGTACAGTCCCAGTTCGTCCTGAAAACTCTCGGTTCTCGCCGAGGATGGGCACCAGCTCCGAACCAAAGTGTGCATACTATTCAAGGTAACCCGGATAAACCCATAGAGGTAACGTCGAATGTCGACACACTCCTTGATCGAATCCTTAGCCTCACTACCTCAAGCGGAAGTGGAGAGCCTGATAAAAAGTCTGAGTGAGGAAGAAGCCAAGGAGTTAATATACAGATGGGAGGCATGGGCGAGACCGAAGCAGTTGGCACCATCCCCGCCGTGGAGAAATTGGCTCATTTTAGCGGGTCGGGGTTTTGGGAAGACGAGGAGTGGCGCAGAGTGGGTCCGAAGTCAGGTATGTGGACCGACTCCACTTTCGGGAGGCAAAGCGGAATTCACAGCATTGATTGGAGAGACCGCCGCCGATTCACGCGACGTAATGGTAGAAGGTGAATCCGGTATACTAGGGGTACATCCGCCCGATTTCAGACCTATATATGAGCCATCTAAGAGGAGACTCACATGGCCGAACGGAGCGAGAGCGACCCTTTTCAACGCCACGGAGCCAGACCAGTTGCGAGGCCCTCAGCATTCACTGGCGTGGTGCGACGAGTTGGCGAAATGGAAGTACGCACGTTCTACATGGGAGCAACTGGGGTTCGGCATGAGGCAGGGGGACCCAAGAACATGCATTACTACTACACCGAGACCATTGCCCCTCATCAAGCAGATCATGGCGGACCCGGCGACGATAACGACAGTGGGATCCACTTATGAGAACCGATCCAATCTCGCAGCTTCTTTCTTTACATCAATCATTAAGAAATATGAAGGAACGCGTCTTGGCCGACAAGAGCTTGAAGCGGAGCTTTTGGATGATGTGCCGGGATCACTTTGGACCCGAACGGATATTGATAGGTACCGGGTCGAAACAGAAGTATTGCCTGATATGCAACGCACCATTGTCGCGATTGACCCGGCAGCAGGTGGAGACTCGGAACAAACCGCTGAGACGGGTATTGTCTGCGGAGGAATTGGTGTCGACGGACGGGGATACGTGCTTGAGGATGGAACCATTCGCGGTCGGCCCAGAGAGTGGGTACGAAGAGCGCTGGCCCTTGTCGACATACACGCGGCTGATGCGATCGTTGCCGAAGTAAATCAGGGCGGCGATATGGTGGAGCAAGTGATCAAGTCGGAACGTCCCACGATGCGCGTAATCAAGGTTCGAGCATCGAGAGGAAAGGTGACGAGAGCCGAACCAGTTGCGGCGCTTTATGAGCAAGGGCGAATTTCCCACGTGGGTAGATTTGACAGACTAGAGGATCAGATGGTATTATTCACACCGTGGGGCATCGAAGGTGGTGAACTCGCCGATAGGGTCGATGCGCTGGTCTGGTTATGGACAGAATTGTTCCTTCAGGTCATCCGGGGCGACCGCCGCACACAACACGTAGATCCTGACCAAAGTTGGGTGGTCTGATGACAGTTAGAGACCAACTAAAAATGGATCGAATGAACCCCGTAGCTAGACAGATTATTCGTGAAACCGGTTTAAAGCCTGAACACGTTCAGGAGCTGATGAAACCACCCCGGACAATGAAGGAAGGGGCGGTAGCAGCATACGTTACGGCTAAGGAGTGGCATTACAGATACTATCCGGGGCTTAAAGAAATGGTGTACGGAGAATGATATATAGTATCGGAATCATAATCGTGGTAGTCGCGGCCTATTTAATATTCGGAAGGGAATCAAATGTCTACTAATTCAACAGTTACTTCAGTAGCTTCCAGTGCATCTTCAGTGACTCTGATCGCAGCGAATCCCGATCGGAACGATTTGTGGATCACTAATAAATCTACGGCGATATTGTATCTGCTATTAGGCGGTGGAGTGGCTACCGCCACTACTGCACATTCTATTCAGATGGCAGCGAATACCAATATTAATCTCGGAAAATTCCGGGGCGCGATCAGTGGCATTTGGGCCAGCGCCAACGGATCGGCACAGATCACTGAGCTTGAATAATGTCGGACCCTTCATATATCTATGGCGACGAGGAAACCACCGTACCCGATGGTGACTTCGATGAACATAATTTATCAGCAATTATAGCCCAAGAAATTGGGTCGTCGCTGAATTATGATGATTCTGAATTGTCCGATGAGCGCTCTCGCGCCTTGGAATACTATGAAGGGAAGATGGACGATACCCCCGCCAGACGCGGAGGGTCAAAGTACACTAGCCGAGATGTATCGGAAGTTGTGTCGTGGATACTCCCACAGGTCATGCGTGTATTTACGTCTTCCAGAAGTATGGTCGAATATGAGCCAGTTGCTCCAGCGGATCCGAACGACCCGATTGCGGTCCGAAAATGTGAGGACCATGCTAAACAAGCCGAAGATTATGTCAATCATGTATTTTGGCGCGAAAACAAGGGATACGAAATAGTATACGATGCTACTTATGATGCATTTCTGACTGGCGACGGACCACTAAAGCATTGGTGGGATGATACTCCGGAGACTGAAATAAGTCACCACAGCAATCTCACGATTGAACAGGTGACTGAATTAGTCAGCGACGAGGGTGTGGAAATTCTCGCGCAGGAAGAGCACGAGGAAGAGACCTTCCTAGGCGAGCATCCGGACACCGGGGAACCGGTTATGGCACGCTTGTGGGACATCAAAATTGAACGCACGATGTCTAATGGGCGCATGCGGATAGTTTCGATTGAGCCAGAGAATCTCATTACGGATAATCAGGCACTTGATCTGGAGACGAATTGGCGCTTTGTAGCACATCGTGAAATTAATAAGACCCGTTCAGACCTCGTAGAGATGGGATTCGACCGAGAAAAGATTGACGAACTCGCTGCTGAAAATAATTTCGTGTTTAATACAGAAGAAGGATTCTCACGAAGACGTGATTCTACCCTCTTGACGCAGAGTGACATTCGCTCGATGCAGGTGGTGGAGTTCTACGAGTGCTATTTGAAACTCGATATAGATAATGACGGTATCGCGGAAATCATTCAGGTATTTTACGCAGGTGATGGTGGTAATGGGGTAGTGTTAGAATGGAGTCTGTGGGAGGATGATCTTCCCTTCAGCCGAATTCCATGCTTTCCGAGGCCGCATCGGTTCGATAATGAGTCGCTGTCCAACCGCACGATGGATATTCAGCAGATCAAAACGGTGGTCATTCGACAGGCACTGGAGAATCTTTACGCCTCGAATATGCCGATGCAGGAAGTAGAGGAGGATTCGGTCACTAATCCGGATATCCTCGTTAATAAGAAATTTGGTGGAACTATTTGGAAGACTCCCGGATCAGCACTGATCCAAACTCATCAAATTCCGTTCGTAGCCGATCATGCGCTACAAGCATCTAAGTATTTTGATCAGATTACTCATAGGCGCACCGGGGTCGGTGAACCTACTATGGCGCTTGATCCGGAGGCGCTTGCGAATCAGTCTGCTACTTCTGCGCAGAATCAGAAAGATGCTTCATATAGTCAAGTGGAGCTTATCGCCCGACATCAGGCCGAGATCGGTTGGTCACGGGTGTTTGAGAAGCTTCTGAGAATCACGATTAAGCATCAAGATCGTCCGAAAGTTATTCGACTGCGTGGAAAATTCGTAGAGATGGACCCACGTCACTGGTCGACGTCAATGAAAGCTACTGTGTCCACCGGACTTGGAACGGGAAGCAAAGACCGCGATATGTCGATGCTTCATGGAGTACTTGGGAATCAGGTGGAGTTGATGGACCGCTTCTCGAAGGGTGGATACCCTGAAGAAGCAGTCAAGATGTCTCCCAAAGTGGTAGATACCATGGTGAAGATCGCCGACAGTGGCGGTCTGTCTAATGCGGATATTTATTTCCCGGACATTGATCCGCCAATGGTACAGGCGATGCTTGACCGTATCAAGCAGAAACAGGGACAGCCACCGCCTGAAGCTGAACTCAAAATGATGGAGCTTAAAAACGAGCAAGAGATCGAGAAGATCCGAGGCCAAAATGCTGTTCAGATTAAGCAAATTGAGGCTCAACTTAAGGGCCAGATCGAGGAGTATAAGGCTAAAGGCAATAAGATTAAAGAAGCTGCTCAATTCGAAGCGGACGCTCGAACCTCTGAAATGGAGCGCAAAAATGCCGTGGCTCTTGAAGCGGTGAAAGCTGAAATGGCTCAAGAGATGGCTAAAATGAAAATGGATCACGAAGCCTCGATGCAGATCAATAAAATGAAGTTTGATTTAGTCATGGAAGCTTTACGGAATAAGGGTGGACCGGGTGAAAGTCCAAATACTCCGGAGATGGAAGAATTAATTTCTAATACTTTGGAAGAGGTAAATGGTGAACTTTCGGAGCCACCTACTTGACTTTTCCATTAATTTTGAGGTAAAATTCCATTATGTTAGATATGGATAAAGAATCGCTCTCTGAAGAAGCTCAGTTATTGCTGGAAAATCCTATTCTGGCTGAAGCTTTTGAGAATGTGCGATTGAAAGCCTTAGTAGCATTGTCGGAAGTCGATGTTGAGGACATGGCAGAGATCCTTCGTCTTCAGGCTATTGCTCATTGTACTTTAGATGTTATTCGTCAACTTGGATATCATATTACTGCCTCCGGTAAACGTGACGGCGGATTTGATATGTCGATAGACGAACCCGAAGAATCCGACTCAGTAAACTGAACAACGGATAAAAGGAGAACCTTGAATGCCAGACGAAAGGCCGGAAGACAACACCTCGGAATTGTCCGGGACTGTCGATGAGGCGGCGACTGCCGATGCGGTAGACGCTCTCGCATCACTCTTTGGAGAATCGGACGAAGAAGATGATCCGAACAACCCCTCGATTGATGGCGATGATTCTGATGACTCTGAAGATGAGGTTATTGCCTCCGATGATGGGGAAGAGGAATCGACTGAGGATGACCAAGACGAGGATGAAGACGACTCAGAGGACGAGTCCGATGAGGATGTGCTAGGCGAAGACGCCAGAGTGCGCCTTAAGGATGGGACTGTGACTACCGTCTCCGATCTCGAACAGGGGAATCTTAGACAGTCAGATTACACACGCAAGGCACAAGCGGTAGCTGAAGAGAAGCAAGCGATTGATGCGGAACGGCAGCGTGTGCAAGAGCATTTTCAACAGCTTGAGCAACAGTTCGCTTTTGTTAACCATATAGTTCAGAACGCTAAACCAAAGCCACCTGAGGGCGCTCCGAGTGATAATCTTATTGCTCATGCGGAGTACGCCGACCGGCTGCGGAAGTGGGAAGAATTTGCTGGTCAATGGCATCAGAACTACTCCGAGCAAATGGGCAAAGCTGAAGAGGAACAAACCATAGCCAATCAGGAGTATCTCCAGAAGGAGAAGGAAAGTTTGGTGCTGGCACTCCCTCAGCTTGCTGATCGTGAGAAACATGCTACGTTTCTTGCGGAAATGGCGACGATCGGTGAAGAATATGGCTTTTCGAAAGAAGAGATTTATAATACCACTGATCACCGGGTGTACAAAGCTTTTAAAGATTTGATGGAGCTTCGCCGAATGAAGAAGCGTGCTCCTAAGGTCCGAACAGAGCTGAACAAAAAGCCGAAACTCCTTAAGGGGTCTCGTCGTGTTTCCCGGAGCCAAAAGGCTCGGAACAACAAAGCTCGAAATATGAAGGTGCTCTCGCAAGAACAGTCACTTGAGGCAGGTGCGAGGGCGATCGAAGATTTGCTCTAGTACTCTCCTCATAATATTGGAGAGCCAATCCTATGGCACAAATCTCAAACACTTTTGAGACTTACGATGCTATCGGTAATCGCGAGGAGTTGGCCGACCGTATCTACCGGATTGATCCGGAAGAGACGCCGTTCACTTCTCTGATTCCACATATGCCGTGTAAAACGGTTCATCCGGAATGGCAGAATGATACCCTCGCCACTCCAGACACTGACAACAACCAGATGGAAGGGAATGACTGGTCGTACAGTGCTATTACCCCGACTACCCGTCCGGGAACCTACTGTCAGATTTCGGAAAAGACACTCATCATCTCCGCCTCTCAGGAAGAGACTGATAAGGCTGGTCGTAAATCCGAACTGGCACTTCAGGTTGCTAAGAAGGGTGTCGAGCTTAAGACTGATATGGAAGTTATTATGCTTTCAAATCAGGCTTCTAGCGCGGGTTCTGGCAACGGTGCTACCAATCGTACTCTCGGTGGGTTGCGTGCGTGGCTTGCTACCAACGACGACCTTGGTGGTTCTGGCGCGTCTGGTGGCTTCTCTGGCGGTCTCGTCACAGCAGCTACAAATGGCACTCAGCGTGCTTTCACTAAAGCGATCTTGGATTCAGTTATTCTGAATACCTACAATGCGGGCGGTTCACCGACTGTGTTGATGACATCGCCTTACGTGAAGACGGTATTTTCAACGTTCCTCGATGATGCAAATATCGTTCCTCTCCGTGTTCAGGCCAATACTCGTGGCAAGAACACTCTTATCGGTTCGGCAGAGATCTATCATTCGGACTTCGGGAACATTTCCGTTCTTCCGAATCGGCAGATGGCGCGAGCCGGTGCGACCATTGCTCGGAATGCCTTTCTCATCGATCGTAAGATGATCGCGATGGGCGTTTACCGCGATGTTCGTATTCACAAACCAGCCAAGACCGGCGATGCAGAGAAGCGTGTTCTAAACACCGAGTATACTCTCTGCGTAAAGAATGAAGCTGCGCACGGCGTTGCGGCTGACCTCTACGGTCTGACGGCTTCGAGTTAAGGGGAGATAGAAACATGCCTGTTACTCATGTTCCCGTAACTATTCCTGACGCAGCTACCTACACGGTGGACGCTCAGGATTCGGGGTTGGTACATTATCTTCCCGATTTGACGGCGGATATCGTAATCTCTCTTCCGACTCCAGTAGCCGGATTGTGGTTCGAATTCGTCGCTCTTGCCGCGATTGATGCTCAGGATTGGCAGCTTGATTCTGGAGCAGACGCTAACTATTTTCTTGGTGGTCTGCTCTATGTTGATGATGCTCCTGCAGCTGATTCCGTGGCTCCGGACGGTAACTCTAACTCCAAAGTAAACGTTCTCACTCCTGAGGCTGGTACTCGGGTTAGGTGTGAATGTCATAATGGCACCAATTGGGTGCTTTCGGGTGTAGTAGCTTCGGCCAACGCACCGACATACGCTGACCAGTAATCCTGCCGCCGCAGGGTAGGGGGTTTCGGAGGTTCATCTCCTTGTCCTTCGGGACCCCCGCAACTTAAGGAGACTATTAATGGCCGGTCAGGTTCAGTCGAAAGACGGAGCAATTTCTGCAGCCAGAAAGCAGAAAGAATTAGAGGCTAGGGCGAAGGCTAAAGCTGATAAGGAAGCTGCTGTTGCGGAGCAATCTATCATTGATCAGAAGGTGGCAGCGGAGAAGATCCGTCAGGAAGCTGAGGCTCAGGCCGCAGCAATCCTAGAAGCTGCTAAGGACGAAGCCGCTACTATTATCGGTAAGGCTAAAACCGAGAAAACCCGCAAAACTGCTGAAGCGAAAGCTGATAAAATTCAGGAAGAAGCTGAGGCCGAAGCTGAGGAGATTATCGCGGGCGCTGACGAAAAGTCGGGCCTTTTCCCGGTTCGTCTTCTCAAAAATTACCGCCCAGAGGGTGTTTTTGAGATTGTCGAAAATCAGGAATCATTTTATCCCGGTGTTGGTCAGGTCCATGGTACTAAACTTTGGGCGGGTACTATCGTCAGGCTTCCAATCGCAGAAGCAAAGCGTCTCATGTCAAATTCCTATGAGGTGGCTGATGTGATGGTTGATACTCCTCAGGGTAAAGTTCGTAAGACACGCACCGTTAAATCTCCAAATGCGGAGCGGGCTGATGAGCTTTCTATCTAACGAAGAATTTGAGCAGATACCTGAGAGCAACTGGACCCCATATGAGGTAACGGACGATTATATTCGCTCATATACTTATGTGGAAATTGGTGGTCATCAGGTTCGAGCGGAACGCACTCAGTATCTCGCTAATGATTTGCTGATTGCGGCAAATCAGCAAGAATATAATGATAGTGAGAATAAACGTTGGGGCGACGGTAAAGTTGTCGCTCGTCTTCCCCTAAACATCTGGTTTGATCAGATATCGGAGAAGGACCTTGAAGGGGATAAAGATCATCTCACTTATTGGTTAAATGATTCCGAGAATCAGAAATACCGGACCTTTAAAGGCAATGTGTGATGGGAATTATTTCGACTTATGACGAGTTGAAAACTGAACTTTCTACTAAGATTGGCCGGTCTGACGACGATTTCGTTAACTCTCGTGATCTGTTTATAGATTTTGCAGAGGCGGATTTCAATCGTCGTCTTCGAACTTCTCAGATGGAAGAGGAGTTAACTGATACTGCGGATGCAAATGGTAATATAACTCTTCCGGGGGACTTTTTGGTTATGCGGTCGGTCCGAAGGTCCGGATCTCCGAATATAGAACTCCAGCCAATATCTATGGGTGGGGAGAATAGACTATCCCCTTATGATACTGCTGGAGAAGCTTGTTTCTATTCAATTTCTGGTACTACTCTCAGGGTGACTCCCATCGAAGCAGCGGAACTTATTCTCACATATTTTGAGAAGATTCCCGCCTTAACTGCCAGTAATACTACTAATTGGTTATTGGCCTTAGCTCCGGATGCATACTACTACATGTCTTTGGCTCATTATTATGCTTGGAACGAAGACATGGAGATGGCACAGGCTCACAAAGGATATGCGTTAGAGGTGTTGAAAGAACTGCGTATTCTTGATAGCCATGCTGGCTATCATAACGCTGGTATTGTTCTGGATATGCCGGTGGTGCCATGACATTTATACCGTGGGGCACGTTTGAGCCGGATAGAGCGCAGCTCAATAATGGACTTTTGATTGCTCTCCAGAATGGCGCTCCGTCTGGCGACCATTATCGCCCTATGAAGGAGCTTGTGAATTATTCCGTTGGAGCGACTGATGGGGAGTTTCTTGGTGGTATTTCGGTTCGTTTGACTAACGGGACCGTAAAGACGTATGTAGGAGACCCCGCTAAACTATATGAGCTTGCCACAGATTTGACTTTTACTGACAGGTCAAAAGCTGGTTCTCCGGCGTATACTATGGCTAATCCAGAGAGGTGGTGGGGGATTAAATTCGGTACTCAGGCTATCATGGGTGGTGGGTCTGTTACTATTCAAGAGATAGATATTGATTCGGGTACTGTATTTGCTGATCTTGGCGGGTCTCCTCCGACTGCTAACTATGCTGGAGTTATTGGTCCCCATATTATTTTAGGTGCTACATCAGATGGTCCGGGACACATTCGGGCGTGTAAAGCCGCGACTTCCGACGACTGGACTACTGGCGGCGGAGCTAATGGCATCCTTCAAGAATTCAAGAATTATGGGTGGGTGCGTGGGATTTCCAGTGGGCGTCTGAATGGGTATATTTATCAGGATGAAGCGGTTCAGCGGGCTGGCTTAACCCAAGATAATGCTATTTTCGATTTTGAACTACTGACTGAGGGTAATGGTCTCGCGGCTCCTTGGTCTTTGTGTCGGGCCAATGCCAGTGATTATTATCTCAGTCAGGACGGATTTATTCAGTTTAATGGTCAGGAGTTTAGGCGTATCGGCCATGATCGCGTCGACAGAACTTTTTATACTAATATGGATCAGTCAGATGTTTTGAATGTTACTGGGGTGGTAGATCCGGAAGACCCAATGGTGTGGTGGTTTTACCGATCTTCTAGTACTACTGACCATGATAGTGTAATAGTATATGATTATCTTAATGATCGGTGGGGTGCTGGTAAATATGATGCGGGCAATCCTTTGCCTGCGTCTACGTTGGCCATGAGCCTCGAAGATATTGATACTAATTATCCAGAATATGACCTCGATACTCTTCCGTGGTCTTTGGATGATCGGGTTTTTGAAGGCGGATTGCCAGCTTTAGCGGCTTTTACTCCTGATAAGAAGCTCGGATTTTTTAATGGTGCCAATAAGGAAGCTATTTTCACCATGGGCGAAATTCAGCTTCGTCCCGGTCGCAGAGCAATAGTTAAGGTAGTTTCCCCGATCGATGATGCTGATGGTGGTTCAGTATCTATCGGAACCAGAGAGAAGGCTGCAGGGTCTTTCATTTTTGGTTCTGAAAAATCCATAGAAGTAACTGGGATGACTCATCATAAGGCCAACGCACGGTATCACCAATTTAGGCGTACCATTGCCGCAGGTCTCACATGGGAAAAAGCTCATGGCATTGATATTCAGCATGTGCCGGGTGGAAATAGATAATGGCTGAACTCAAGTCATACAGACCGACCCCTAGGGACATGATTTCTCAATTCCTTAGTAGGCAGTTTGGTGATGGGTATTTGGCTAATAAGCAGTCTAATAAATTTATGGGGTTGTTAGATTACACTCCTGTTGGGGCGCTAACTGATTCTTATGAGGCCGGGAAGATGATGGGGTCTGGAGATATTGCTATGGGGGCGGGACTGTTGGGGGCGGCAGCTCTCCCAATTCCGGCCAATAAGATGATGAAATTATGGCATGGATCTCCATATAAATTTAATAAAATGTCAACGGATAAAATTAATACTGGTGAAGGGACTCAGCAGGAAGGATGGGGGTTATACACTGCTGAAGAGAGAGATGTAGCAAAGTATTATCAAGATACTATCATTAGAGACGAATACGACCCAGAGTTAATTTTTCCTAAAAAGGGGGAGAATAAAGTAGCAGCAAAATATTATAATGAGTATTTAATGCTTAATGCTGCTGATAATGATATGCCTGTTAAAAATGTTCCAGAGTACGCGATTGAAAGTTTGGAACAAATGAAAGAAGCAAAAAAGCGTGGTATATCTCCAGATGATCTCAATGAATTTGTTGACGAAGCGTTTGATTTTGGGATGGACGAAGAACAGGAAGAATTGTACAGACTTGCATATAGAGATGATCTTAATTTGGATGAAATAATTAAGGAATTTAAAGATAAGAGTGACGAATTTATTGCTTCTATGCCCAGAGGAAATATGTATGAATTGGAAGTAAGTGCCGATCCTTCGGAATTTTTTGATTTGGATGAGCCTATTTCAAACGCTCCAGAAGCAGTTAAGGAGTGGATTGCTCGTAATCCAATGGACTCCCATAACAAAATTTTAACTGGT